TTATTCCTGATATAATAGGAGTAATTAACTCCATAACTAAAGCATTGTATTTTCCTTCTAAAGCTGATACAGCATCGATTGCTTGTTGTTTTTTTTCTGCTTTTGGAGTACCCATTTCACCAGCTTGAACTCTAATATTTTTCAAAAACCAACCTTTAACTCGGTCTTTAGATCTTGGGTTTTTAAAATTCTTTATATCTTTAATAATATCTTCAAAACTACCATCTATATTAAAATTAGATAATAATTTTTTAACATCATCAAAATTTGATGTTTTCCAAACATCTGTAGACTCTACTGTCCTTATTTTATCACCAGATTTATCTAATTTAACTTTTTTTAATGTTAATCCAGAAGTATCAACATGAAATTCATATTCTTCATCAGGTCCTAAAGGATCAATATTTTTAATACCCATTTTAGCAAATACTTTTTCAGGGTCTTCTTCTAATAAAACTACTTTTATTAATCCTAAAACTAATCCTTGTTTTTCAGCAGGTAAATCTAATACACTTTTTTTAAATTCACCCTCTTCTTCAGATAAAGATACAATATTATCTATTTGGACATATTCTCCAGGAACTCCTTCAATAGGATATAATACAGTAACAATTTCTCCATGATTTAAAGAACGTTTACCTTTATTTTTTTCACTTTTAAAAGGTACTATTAAATCTTCTGGGAGAGATTCTAAGTGTTTAACTAAATCTTGTTTAATGGTTTTTTTATCCGAATCTGATTCTATATTAACGATTAAGTCAATATCACCAAAGTCTTTTTTATCTGTGGTATTATATGAACCTGAGATTTTAGCGCTTTTAAAACCCTTAAATCCGTTTAATACTTTTTTTATATAAGAATCTACTGTTTTCTGTAGAGCTTCTCTAGGAATCCTGTTTCCACCAGCTGAACCACTCATAGTTAATTAAATATTATTAGGTATATATGCGTCGGCTCTTCTTAAAGCCTCTTTAAATAAGGTTAACGTTTTTTCTTGATCTTCAGGCTTAAGATTGGACTTAATATAACTCATTAACTTATCATAATTGTTAATTATTTCTAATTTTAATGGTTGTTTTGGTCCATATTCTTGATTAAATACTTCTAAAGCCTCTTGAGGTTTATCAGCTATAGTTTCACCTGTTTCTTTACGTATGAATCCTCTACCACTTTTGAAAGTATAACCCAAAGCAGCAAACATAGCTAACATTAACTGTCCTCTATGTAAACCTTTAATATTAGGATCATCTTTAGGTAATTCAGAATTAAATCTAAATTTTAACCAATCCATATCCCCAATATCTATATCAAGTTGTGCTCTTGAACCTAATGATTCGCCAGTTGAAGAATATTGAGGATAAGAAAAATGTATTGAACCAGCACCTGAGGCTTTATCACTAGTGAATAAATCTCCTCCAGCTGAATTTATTTTCTTAACAATTAGTTGTATTAAAGATTTAAGTTGGAGGTGATCATCTGTTGCTGAACGAGCTGCTTTTTTATTTTTTTCATATAATTGGCTATATTCATTAGAATCTATCCCCCAATTTTCAGTATCTGCTTGCCCATCTTTAAAAAAATGTTCAGATGAATAAGCTATATCTACATCTCCAGATTGAGGTTTATTACCTGTTGAACCTAACCAATTACTTTTATCAGCTAATCCAGTAAATGTAGATTTTTTATTTGGAAAAATTTTACTTAAATCTTCTACAAATTTTTTAATTGTAGGTTCAATATTTGCTAATAATATGTTTTCAGTATCGTATTCTGTATTTTTAAATACATTACCTCCTTCATTAAGATAAAGTTCTTTTAAAAGACTAATTAAAGATATCATTAATATTTTTTATAATAAATACGATTAATTTGAATTTAAAATAATAAAATAATTTTTATTTTTATATCCGTTTATTAAAACTTTAATAATTTTTCAATACAGATTATGTATGTATAAGATTAAATTTATATAAAAACTATATGACGCCTTTACGAGTTGATTTTCACAACAGTTGGATAATAGTTATATACTGGTTTATCATAAGGAGTTTCTAATTTAAATAACTCATACACACAATTAAATAATTTAAAATTTTCTTCAATGGTTCTAGAAGATTCATATAGTTCCCATCCTTTTCCTTGAATTCTTTTTCCAGAGTTATCTGGTCCTCGTTTACTTGATTTTAACCAAATTACACCAGTTCTATCTATAGTTTCTCCTGTTCTTTCTTCATAACATTTAGCATATACTGAAGTTTGGAGATCATAAGAAGTATGTAAACTATTTGAAGTTTTAATATCTAATAACCATTTTTGACCATTTATTTCTACTACTAAATCACAGGTTCCAGCAATTTTATGAGTTTCTGAAAACAGATGCATTTCAGAAGCTATAAGTTTAGGTTTAACTGTTTCCCAAAACTCAACAAATTTTAAAAACATTTGCCATACTTTTAAGGAATATTTAGCATTTCCTCTTTCATCTAACCAATGTAATTCTTCTCCTTCTAAATATTTTTCTGCTAAAGTATGAACTTGAGTTCCTTCTTCTGCGGCTTTTTTAGCTATAAAATCAGCATTATGTCCTACATCTTTTAACCAATCTTCAAAAAATTTTCCTTTGGGAAAATAAGATAAAACATGTGTTACTGAGGGGTAAAATTCTCCTTTGTGACTGTAAAATCTTTGATCTAAAAAATTTATTTGTCTAGATTCGTTTTCTAAAATTAAATGCTTTTGTTTATAGATATTTTCTCCTTTATTCATACTAGAGATAATTTTTTTTCCAATAACTTTGAAAAAGTTAAAGGTTGTACATTGTGTAATATCTTAGTGAATTTTTCAAAACCAAGATAGTTTGGGTCTTTCCCGTCGATTTCTACTAGGTAAACTTCTTTACCTTCGTTCATTAAAACTTCACAGAAATCTAATGCTTTTTTTACAGCATCTTTATCTAATGCTATGTATATTTTTTGCACTTGTGAAGTAACTATTTTAGTCATTAATTTAGGATGAATAATTTTTCCTAATAATGGTATGGCATTCCTTTTAATTGTGATAGCATCCATAGTACCCTCACAAATAATAAGAGGAACATTCCAGTTTACGAATAATTCAAAAGGTATAATATCTTTTGATACATCTGGGTTTGAATATGTTTTTGGAGAGCTTTTATCAAAATTACGAGCAGTAAAATAATTTAAATTTCCCTGAGAGTCATAAGATGGTATGATAATCATTTTACCATATTTGCCTTTTTCACAAAAACCTATATTATATTTAATTATATCTTCTTTAGAGATTCGACGAGACTTTAGATAAACTAAAGCATGCTTACCTATTACATCACTAGGGTTTACATCTATTAAAGATTTGAATTCTTTAGGTAATTCAACTTTTTGATTATTAAAAACAACAGTAGAATTTTTAGTTAAAGGATTTATTTTAACTAAAGATTTTAACTCTTGTAATTTTTCAGCAGATGTATCTTGTTTTCTAAAGAGATTTAATAAGGATTTTCCTTTATATCCACACACCCAGCAGTTAAATGATTGAAAATTAGATGAAGTTTCATCAAAATTAATCTCAAACTTTGGTTTATGGTGGTTACATTCAGGACATTGAAAAGCATAATTACCTTTAGATGTAGCTTTTCCTTTTCCAAGTACAGAAATAACCAAATTTAATAAGAGGTGGTTCACACTCATGGCATAAAGATACAAAAGAAATTCTAGAAAATCAAGTTTTACTTATTGAAATCCTTTCTAAAATATCTTCCAGCTATATTATCACAATAAGATTCAACTAATAAAACATCTTCTTTAAATTGATAAGATGTTTCCCAATAATTTAATTCTTTTGATGAATAACATACTTTTAATATGTTTCGTTTGAAATTATCTGAACCTAATTTATTGATATCTTCTTTTAATTCTTTAGCAGAACCATAATAAGTTTTCCAATCAGATTCTTTAGTTATGTACTCAAAATCTTTCCAAATATTCAAAAGTTTATTTTTGGCTTTTTGTTCTTTGCCAATTTTTTTCTTTGAAGTGTGGAATAATTGTTTTTTTCCTATATAAAATTTTCCTGTTTGGATATTTATTGTCTTATAAATAAAACCAAAAGCTTTCTCTGGTAAATTTTCTAATGATTTAATTTCTTTATTTTCGTATAACCACATTATTTATCTAATTATTTCTATAAGTCCTTGATTTTCAAATTTATTTAACATATTTTGAGCTCCTTCTATATTATCATCCCAAATGCTAAGATATTTATCTAAATATTCTTTTTTAGTAATAGGATTATTTAATTTAATTATTCCTTCACCATAACGATCTGAAAACATCCATAAATTAAGAGCAGTAAAAAATAAATTTTCAGATGGTGATCCATCAACTAAATCATATATATCCCCGGATTCTATATCAAAATAACTAGTTCCACTATGAAGAATATCCATATGAGCTAAAGCTTCTTTTCCTTTTTGAGTTACTACAATTTGACCTGTAGGAGCATTTACCTTAATTTCATCTAATATTCT